TCTCCAATCTGTTCTATTGAAATACCTGAGTGGGTAGGCCATGTTGATAAAGTATGTAATAAATATATTAAAGAAGCCAAGAAAAGAAATGAACCTATGATTAAAGATAGGGAAAAAAGATGGAAGAAAAAAGTTGGGGATATAACTTTATCACACCATTCAGGAAGCATGATTAACGATCCTGAATTAAAAGAATTTCAAGAATATGTTGGATCAACAAGTTGGAATGTTATGGATTTTTTTGGATATGATATGTCTCAGTACGAATTAATGTGGACTGAATTATGGGTACAAGAATTTTCTAAAAAAGGCGGAGGACACCATGAAGGTCACATACATTATGATAACCATATTTCAGGTTTTTATTTTTTAAAATGTAGTGACAGAACCTCTGTTCCTTATTTTAAAGATCCAAGATTAGCTAAAGTCATGTCAGACTTGCCTCTGAAAGATCCGGCTAACATTTCAATGGCTTCACCACTGATTCAATATAAACCTAAACCAGGGACTATGATTTTTTTTCCATCATATTTAGAACATGGTTTTACAGTAGATGCTGGAGTAGATGATTTTAGATTTGTGCATTTTAATTTACAAGCTGTTAGAAAATTATTAACCAATCATTTGAGAGGACAAGATGTCAAAAGTAAAAAATAATTTTTTAAAAAAAGAAGACTTTAATAAAATAAAAAAAGCTTTAACTTCTGATGTTTTTCCTTGGTATTTAAATAATAATAAAACATCCAAAGACCCTAAAGAATATACAAAACATAAAAGTGATTACCAACTTACTCATGTTTTTTTTGAAGATAATAAAATAAATTCTAATGCTTATAGTTTATTAGAACCTATTATAGAAATATTAAAACCTAAATATTTTATAAGAATAAAAGCAAATTTAGTTTCTAATACAGATAAAGTTTATAAGTTTGATAAACACACAGATCAAGAGTATAAATGTAAAGCAGCTATATTATATATTAATACTAATAATGGTTTAACATTGTTTAAAGATAGAAAGGTACAAGCAAAAGAAAACAGGATAGTATTTTTTGAAGGAAATGAAACCCATCAAGCTACAACTTGTACAGATCAAAAATATAAAATAGTAATTAATTTTAACTATCAATAATATGAATTGGAAAAAAGATAAATTTACTGTAATAAAAGGAGCCGTAAGTAAGGATATCGCTGAGCTTTTAAAAAACTATATCTTGCTTAAAAGAAAAGTAACTCAAGCATTTATTACAACTAAACATATATCAGAATTTAATCATGACTGGGGCACTTGGAGAGATAAACAAGTTCCAGGTACTTATTCTCATTATGGAGATGTGATGATGGAAACATTATTAACTACATTAAAACCAAAAATGGAAAAAGCTACAGGTTTAAAATTATTTGAAAATTATTCTTACACTAGAGTTTATAAAGTGAAAGATGTATTACATAGACACAAAGATAGATTTAGTTGTGAAATATCAACTACATTAAATTTAGGCGGAGATAAACCTTGGCCAATTTATATAAACCCAAATGAAAAAGAAGGTGGAATAAATCCAACAACAAGAGATTATGATGCGTCTAAATCTAAAGGAGTTAAGGTAGATTTAAAACCTGGTGACATGTTAGTTTATAGAGGTGATTTACTAGAACATTGGAGAGAGCCTTATACAGGAAATTATTGTGCACAAGTATTTTTACATTACAATAACAAAGCAACTAAAGGTGCAGAAGAAAACGCTTTTGATAGACGACCACATTTAGGGTTACCAAGTAGATTTAAAAGAGTAGAAAAAAAGATTCCGAGATAATGAAAGACTTTCCTATTATAAGGATTGATAATTTATACGACTTTTCTAAAGGAGAGCATACAAGAGTTAAAAATAAAGTTATTGATCAAATTAAAAGAGCACAGTGGGATAATAATTATGCTCTTGAAAAAAGTAAATTTACTACAAAACTTTATAATACATTTGTAAATACTGCTCAAAAGCATTTAAAGTTTAAAGTTAATAAAGATTTGAATAGAGATTTTTGTTGGGCTGTAGCTTCTAATAAAGACTTTAAACCATCTGTTAATTGGCATAATCACATTAAATCTTCAACTATTAATTCAGTTTATTATTTAGATATACCAAAAGATATGGAAGGTGGTGAAATAGAATTTAGAAATCGAAGAAAAGATATATTAAAAATTAAACCTAAAACAAATGAGTTATATATTTTTCCATGCTGGTTATGGCATAACCCTGTTAATGTTAAATCAAAACAGCTTAGACTTTCGATAAATATGGAAATAATTGCAATAGAAAAACATTGGGAAATATTTAATGAAAATAACTAATTATAAAATAGAAAGCTGGTTCTCTGTTCCTATCTTATCACACTACAATCCAGAATGGGCTAAAAAATTATTAAAGCCGTCCCTTAAATATTTAGACTATGAAAAGATTAATAAAGAAAGATTTTATAAAGGTAGAACTACATACGACACTAAATATAATTTAGCTAAACAACCTGAATATCAAAAGTTTTTAAAATATTTAAAACAAGTGGCACAAGCTTATTTAACAGATTTAGGTTTTGATTATAGTCAAATAGCTAAAAAATTTGATCCTTATTTTTTTACCACAGAATTGAATAAAGGGTCTTATCAAGAAAGACATATACATAAATATCAGCTATCAGGCATTCTATATTTAAAAGTACCAGAAGGTTCTGCTCAAATTATTTTTAACGATCCTATACATGTAAGAGAATATACTAATTGGCCTGTATTGGATTATCAAAATATAAATACTTTTGGTACTGTTTCATATAAACCTGTAGTAGGAAGTCTTTTATTATGGCCATCTTGGTTGTATCACGAAGTTCCTACACACAAAATAGATGATAATAGAATTGGTCTGGTATTAAACCTCTAGAAATCCACAATAAATCTGATATAATCTAGCGTTAAAACAGGTTTTTTTATGCTACAAAAATTAGGCTTTGCCCCAGGATTTAATAAACAAGTAACGGAAACCGGAGCCGAAGGGCAATGGTTTGATGGTGATAACGTACGTTTTAGGTATGGTTCACCTGAGAAAATAGGTGGTTGGGAACAACTAGGGGTTAGTAAATTAACTGGTGCCGCTAGAGCTATTCATCATTGGGACGATAACTCAGGTGTTAAATACGCTGCTATTGGAACAAATAAAATTTTATACGTATATTCTGGTGGTACATACTATGACATACACCCTATTAAAACTACTTTAACAGGAGCTAATTTTACCAGCACATCTTCATCAACCACAGTTACGGTAACATGCACCGGGGCTCATGGATTATTAGAAGATGGTATTGTTTTATTTGATAGTGTAACAGGTTTATCTGGTTCTACTTTTACCAATGCAACTTTTGAAGATGAAAAGTTTATGGTCACTTCTGTGCCTACATCTACAACATTTACGATTACTATGGCTACTCAAGAAACTGGAACTCCGTTATCAACTGCAGGGTCAGCTTCTGTCTTATGTTATTATGACGTAGGACCCTCACAACAATTAGGTGGCTTTGGTTGGGGTACAGGTCTTTGGGCAGGAACTGCATTAGGACCAGCAACGAGCACTCTTGCAACTGCCATAACAGATCTGACTACGACTGATATTGTATTAGCCAGCACTGCAGCTTTTCCATCAACTGGAGAAATAAGAATTGGAACAGAAGACATAAGTTTTACAGCTAACAATACCACAACTAATACTCTAAGCGGAGGAGCTCGAGGTGTTAATGGAACAACCAAAGCGACTCACAGTGGAGGTGCTACGGTTACCAATATATCTGACTTTGTAGGTTGGGGTGAAGCATCTTCTTCTGACTTTACGATTGACCCAGGACTATGGATATTAGATAACTATGGTACAAAATTAATTGCTCTTATATATAATGGTGCTTGTTTTGAATGGGATGCAGCAGCAGCCGGGTCTACTAGTACAAGAGCCACTCTTTTACCAAATGCACCGACTGCATCAAGACATGTATTAGTATCTACACCCGACAGACACTTAGTATTTTTTGGTACAGAAACAACTGTAGGAAGTGCTAGCACTCAAGATGATATGTTTATTAGATTCTCTTCTCAAGAAAGTATTGATCAAACAGATTCATACACAGTCAGAGCTGACAATACCGCAGGTACTCAAAGACTTGCTGATGGTTCAAGAATTATGGGAGCTATCAAAGGTAGGGATGCTATTTATGTATGGACTGATACTGCACTATTTCTTATGAAGTTTGTGGGTCAGCCGTTTACTTTCTCTTTTGAACAGGTAGGAACTAACTGCGGACTAGTGGGAAAAAATGCTTGTATAGAGGTAGATGGTTCTGCCTATTGGATGTCAGAAAATGGATTCTTTACATATGATGGTCAATTAAAATCAATGCCTTGTTTAGTTGAAGACGATGTTTATGATGATATAAATTTAGTTTCTAGAGATCTTATTAATGCAGGACTAAATAATCTATTTGGAGAAATAAGTTGGTTTTATTGCACAACAAACTCTAATCAAATTAACAGGGTAGTTACATACAATTATCTAGACTCAACACCTAAAAGACCTATATGGACAACAGGCACTTTACCTAGAGCAGCATGGCAAGACTCTGCTGTATTCGAACGACCTCATGCTACCTACTATGATCCTAGCAGCAATAGCTCTTACGATGTTACTGGTAATACAGACGGATGTACTATATACTATCAACAGGAAACAGGAACCGATCAAGTAAATGCTGGTGGTGTTATTACCGCTGTTATTGCTAGTATTACTTCTGGTGATTTTGATATTACACAAAGAAGAGCTGCAAGCGGTCAAGCACTTGGTTCACCAGACTTGAGAGGTGATGGAGAATTTATAATGAGAATAAGCAGATTTATACCAGATTTTATTAGTCAAACAGGTAACACAGCAATTAAATTTAAAACAAGAGTTTATCCAAATAGTGCACAAGTTACAAATACTTTTTCTTGTGATTCTACAACAACTAAAAAAGATGTTAGAGTAAGAGCAAGACAGATTGCTCTTGAGGTTGCTAATACTGCAGCCGGTGAAGATTGGAAGTTGGGTACATTTAGATTAGACATACACCCAGGAGGTAGAAGATAATGGCAAAGAAACCAATAGTACAAGGTGGAGTAGAAAACTATTTAGGTAAACAGCCACAGGTTGTTGCACCTAGAAAATGGCAATCTAGTCCTGATGCTCCTGCAACAGAACTTGCATATATTACAAAAGAAGAAAAAGATTTAATACTTAAAAAAGATATACATGGATCTTTATCTAAAGGTCCTAACATGGGTCCATCAGGAATTATGTCACTAGATAGTTTTGGTGATGTAGGTGGTGGCGGTGCATCAGGGGGAGACACAGATGCTGGCGGTGGATACGATTCAGGTCCTGGAGGTGGAGGTTTTTCTGGTCAAGGACCAGGAGAGAGCGATAGAGATTTTGATAGAAGAACAGCAAATCAAAGAGCTACATTACAAATGGCAGAAAGAGCACAAGCTGGTAGACTGGGTTATGATGAAAGAGCTAACATTGCTAATAGAACTTATGGTCCTTTACAAAAATACACAGGCAGAAGTCGTTTATTTGGTGGTGCAAATAAATATGGATATACAGATACACTAGCTGATGGTTCTCTTAAACCAGGTTTTGGTGGAAGATTGTTTGGTGGATTGATGAGTTTAGTAACAGGCATACCTTTTGTAGGTGGTGCTATTGGTAGTGCGTATGACAAAGGTCAAGGATTATTTAGAAATAAATTTTATGATGACATGGGTGACTATAATCGTCTAGGTTTATTTGGAACACCAACAGGAACATTAGACGAGGATGAAGATGAAAAAATTTCAGAAACAAGTTTTACACTTAATGATCCTAGTAATATTAATAATCAAGCTTTAAACGTTCCATTAAATACTAATGAAGGTATAGTAAATACAAACGCTTTTACTAGCGCGGACTTTGGTTTAGGAGACATGGACGGTAGCTAATGGCAAAGATAGTACAATCATTAACTAGAGCTCAACCTGAGTACGATCAAAAAAATCTACAATCGTTAGTTAGGGATTTAGATGGTGTAATAACAAAATTAAATTCTTCATTTCAAGATGAAGTTAAACAAGAGATAGAAGCTAAAAGTTTCTTTTTAGAATAATGGCAGTAGTAAATCAGTATAAATTTTACGGGAAAACTACCACTGCTGCAGAGACCGTAACAATGCTTTCTCCAAGTGTTAACGAAACTATTATAATAAAATCTTTAAGAGTAACAAATAAATCAGGATCTAATACACCAACAGTTACAATAAAAAACAATGCATTTGAGATAGTAAATACACAAACGTTAGTAGCCGCTACTAGTGTTGAAATATTAACCTTACCTTTGATTGTAGAAGGTGGGACAACATTAGCTTATACTACAGCAGGCACTGTATCTGATGGTGTGGTTTTTGGTATTAGTTATCTCAATAT